AAGAAGTACTGCACAATCATAATTTTAGCGCGAGTTTCTGATGAAACGCTATCATTCCCACTTGGATTGAGAACTGCGAAACCCCCAACACCTGTGATACTCGCGATGATTATACTCGGGTATGACAGGTAATCATTCTGTTTTTTGAAGTGGAGGCGTGCGTGATTATGAAGCCAGCGATATCCCGCGGCTCTCTCGGCCCACGATTTGAGGAGCTTCTCCTGCTTCTCACACCACGAGTGGGGCTCCATTATTTTACGCATAGATTTTTAGTTCAGATTTGAGTTTGGTAACCCACCACTTTTTCTTTTTAGGATCCCATTTTGCTCCGTGCATCTTTGCATTTTCCTTTTCTGCAAAAGGGACATTTAAATAAATTCTATTATATGGACACTCAGATACCCCAATTGCCATATTAGCCAAACGATCCGCGTGATTATTTCCAATTGAATGGATATCCTGGTTTGATGTATGTGCTTTTATATGCATAAAATTCACATTTGAGTGAGCACTATACAGTTCATATATTTCTCTAACTAACTCTTTGTTTGGGATATCTTTGTCCCAATTACAGTTGGCGTTTTTTAAACCATATTCACCTGCACATCTAATCGCATAGACTGAATCGGATACAATTGTAACGTCTTTACCCATTTCAATATCATTTTTCAATATCTCATATGTTCTAATAATCGCACTTAATTCGGCTGTATTATTAGACTGTTTACCATCTATTTTTGCGGATACATTACGTTGATCGTCTTCGCCAAAATAGATGCCAATACCAGCAGCTGCGTTTTTATGACCGTTGTTCGTGCATGCACCATCTGTGTACACGTAAATCATTCTTATTTATTATTGGGGGTTATGTTTAATTTACGCATCTACATAATTAGTGAGTCCTTCTTTTAACTTGTTGTACACAAGTTCGTAAATATTCTCGGTTGGAGCGGCATCCAATACCAAAGAGACGCTCCTGCGTCCAATCGAACCATTACGAGCATCCTTCGCCGCCTTTGAGATCCACGACGTGAAACCAGCTTCGACAAGGAACTTTGGTTCCTCTAAGACTTCCTGGTGTCCACCCTCCTCAGTGTACACGTGTCTGCGCTCCTGTCTGCGCTGAATGCGAACTTCATTTTCATTGAGAGAGATGTAATACGAGTCTACACTAAGACCAACACCTAATTCGATTGTTTCTGTCACAGTGAGACCCATTTTTATATTATGACGCGACATTTTATTTATTTCTTGAAATCGCGATACCAAGTTATTACATTGTGTCATTTATTTAAGTCTGACGAAACTTTATTTATTTCTTGCCAAAGAGAACCATCAAAATTGCCACGCAACAAATTAAACTCGTTAAACTTCCATGTACATTAGTACACGTTTTTCCTGGTGTTGCTTTACAAACAACCGACTGGGAGCTAGAAACGCACGATGAGAGTACACATGCAAGAAGTAGTATCTTAGCACCGTCCATTTAGATTATACCGAGATTATTTCTAATTTGAGAACGCTAAACAAAACTTAACATATTTGAATTATGTTAATTTTTGTGTTTTAAATACGAGAACGAGTTACATACTTAAGCTATAATTAGCTTAGTTAGAGAAGGCCAAACCGCCCATACCGCTTTGGATGCGGAGGACGTTGTAGTTGGTCGCGAACATGTGCATGGTGGTCGCATCGTTGGCCGCACCCATAGTGACCGCGACTTGCGCGTTGTCGATACGGGAGAAGTTGCACGTACCAGTTGGTTGGTGCTCTTCTGGCTTGAGGGCGAACGAGTACGAGTACACACCTGGGTATGGGCAGCCAGTGTGGTGGTTGTAGGCTTGCACTTGGTTGAAGTACTTACCCGCTTGCTCCTTGAATCGGTCTTGACCGTTGAGGACCAACTTGAAGGTGGACAATGGACCAACGGCTTCTTCGGTGAAGGTAGACGCGGAACCAGCATCACCAACCGCGAGGAGTGGGACACCCGAACCTTGGGTGATTGGGACGTAGCAGTTGGATTCGGAGATCGCACGAGCGTTGGACTCGAGGACGATACCCGCATCAGTGCTCGCGGTCGTGAAGTTCCACAAGGAAGACTTCGCCGCGGTGTTGGAGAAGCACCACACAAGCTCCTTCACTGGGTGGTTGTAAGACAAACGGACTTGCTTGGTGGCAGAGGCAGTCACGGTGTCAGAGCCAGTGTGTTGCACTTGCTCGATGAGGTATTCGTGACCCTTTTGCGCGAAGCGACGGCGCTCTTCGGTGTCCAAGTAGATGTAGTTGGCCCACACCTTGAAGGTGTCGGTGTTACAGTAGGTGGAGAAGTTGGAGGCCAAGTCGACGTCGATGCGGACTTCGTGGTATTGAAGGGCAATCAAAGGCAAGTACAAACCTGGGTTACGGTTGAAGAAGAAGATCAAAGGCAAGTACACCTTTTCGTCAGCGACCGCGGTGGTCATCTTGGCGTACGACGCCTTCTTGGCTTCATCGTGGTACAAGTTATCGTACAATCTCCACCACTTTTGGTAGTGCTTGTCGATGCGTTGACCACCGATGGAGAGTTCAACGTTGTTGATCGCACGCTCGGCGACCCAGTTGCAGTCATCAGTGGCTTCACTGGTGGCCGTGTTGGAAGTCAAAGACTTGAGTTCGATGTACATGTCACCGACCAAATCACCGTTGCGCGCAACGGTCACGGACACACGGCCTGAGTTGGCCGCGGTACCGTTAACGGTTTGTTCGATGTTTTCCATCGCGAAGTTCGTGTGTCGCTTGTACACAGCTTGGAAGAAGGTAACCTTTGGGTTACCGGTCAAGTAGACGTCTTGGGCGCCATAGGCGACGAGTTGCATGAGACCACCGGCCATTGTGAGAGTTGTTGTACTATAGACAGAGATTTTTTTTCTGGGTGAAATCGCGCTGTGCGAAATTTACACAACCAATTTTTCTCAGTATAGGTTAAATGTCGTCACAGCCTGAGGAAGAAGAAGAAGAAATTGAAATCGAGGAGGGTGAGATTGTATCTGATGTTGAGGATATGACCGAAGATGAGGATGAAGATGATTTTTTTGAAGAAGATGAGGACGAGGAGGGTATGGACATCGTTGGACTTATGAGCTCTCTCCTAGCAACTCCAGACGGTGATACCGTATGCTCAGCCCTAGTTAACCTGTGTTACCAAATGGAAACACAGAACAAGATATTAATAAAGATGTTGTCCAAAATGCAACCCCCAAAATAAGCTTAGAAACAAAAATCGTTAGTCATTAAATATAGAAATGGAGCACACTCATTTCATCGATAAGGAACCAGACAAGTATGAAGCACTCGCGGAACTTCAGAAACAACATATCCAATCGATGAAAGAAGAGCAGGTACTGAATATAATCAACAAGTTTGAGTACGCGTGGTCACTCAAGACGAACGACTTTCGAAATGCTCGAGAGTTGGGGTACCGCCAATTTGTCCACCCTGAGAATTTTGATGAGTTTGGAAATCCAAACCCCAATATGATTGATATTCTCGCCATCAAGGGTATCCGTGAAAAACAAAGAACCTACCTGATTAATCTTAAAAACCACGCACGGGACCTCCGCATTCATAAAAAGGAATCACCGGATGATGGAATCAATGTGACCCGACGAATCAATAATATTTTGAAGCAGTTGAGTGATGGGTATGAAAATATCCGTCGTCACTACACATCATTCGAGCGGGTGGATAATCCGACGGCTCTGCCCCAATTCAGTAAGTCTGGTGACCCCTCTACAATGGATGAGGAAGAACTCGAAAGTTCCACACCCTTCCAAAAGTGTCTCCTGTACTCCTTGGATGAAGCCTACAAAGCTGGGTATCGTAGGTACAAGGGGCAGTGTTGTGAAGAGATTCGAACAATTGAGGGACACCGTACACGCGCCTGGAAACCAAAGTTTTCGATTGAGGAGTTTGTCTATTCCCTCGCCCAAAAGGATGATGACTTTGTGAACTGGAAGAACTTTACCAGTCGTGGCTCTGTATTTAGGGAGGTTATTGATAATCTCACCAAGTGTATCGATGCCCAGTTTCCGGAGATAAGCAAGCGACGTCACGTGTGGTCATTCAAGAATGGGGTCTTTGTTGGGAAAGAATGGATTCCAGACCGTGGTGTCTATGACTGCTGTTTCTATCCCTATGAGAGTAAGGAGTTTAGGTGCCTGGACCCAACCATCATCGCGTGTAAGTACTTTGACCAACAGTTTGATGACTTTGCCCACCTTGAGCGGTGGCAGGATATCCCAACGCCATTCTTTGACTCTGTGCTGAAGTATCAGAAGTTTGATGATGAGGTGTGTAACTGGGCCTATGTTATGGGTGGTCGCCTGTGTTACGACATTGGGGAACTTGATGGGTGGCAGGTGATTCCGTTCTTCAAGGGTATCGCACGGTCTGGGAAGTCAACTCTCATTACCAAAGTGTTCAAGAAGTTCTATGAAGCTGAGGATGTTGGGACCCTCTCAAACAACATCGAAAAGAAGTTTGGTCTCTCCGCCATCAAGGATGCATTTATGTTTATTGCCCCAGAGGTCAAGGGTGACTTGGCGCTCGAGCAGGCTGAATTCCAATCTATGGTCTCAGGTGAGGATGTCTCAGTGGCGGTGAAGAACAAGACCGCGGTGAGTATTGAATGGAAAGTCCCAGGTGTCTTGGGTGGGAACGAGGTTCCAAACTGGAAGGATAATTCGGGTTCGGTGCTCCGCCGTATTCTCACCTGGAACTTCTCAAAACAGGTCAAGGATGCCGACCCCCAACTTGACGAGAAGTTGGATGGTGAAATGCCCATTATCCTTCTCAAATGTATCCGAGCGTACTTGGAATACTCAAACAAGTACAGAAACAAGGATATTTGGAATGTTGTCCCCGAGTACTTCAAGAAAATCCAGAAGCAGGTTGCAATGGTTGCGAGTACCCTCCACAATTTCTTGGAATCCACCAACATTGTCTATGGGAGCGACCTCTTTGTGCCCCAGAAGCTCTTCATCCAGGTGTTCAATCAGCACTGCCAAGCGAACAATTTGGGCAAACCCAAGTTCAACCAAGACTTCTACGCGGGTCCATTCAGTTCACGGGATATTGAGGTCAAGGATGAGGCGGTCACCTACAAGGGTCGAACATACCCAAGACAACCAGTCATCTACGGTCTCGACGTGATTGAAGAAACACTCGGTCCCACCGATGATTATTAAAAAAAATGCTGACCCATAGTAATATGAGCCAACAGCTCAGAGAATTTGTAAAGCAGTCGGGTGTGGAGCTACGCACCTCGAACAGTCCAAGTTCTGTGTCCACAACTGCGTCAAATAACGCACTCAATCGGGAAATTGAGATGGACCTTGGAATTACCCGACAACAGGAGTTTCCACCTCGCCTTGAAAAAAACATAATAAGTAATGAAAATTATGGTGAGTTTTCGGAGTTTGTATACAATTCAAACAATGATATGAACACTATTGTCGCAAATATCCCAGTGCCCAAACCAGAGCTTACAGTGAGTAAGTTGAATCCAGGTATGTTCAATGCAACCGTGAATCGTCAATTTAGTGCCGATAGTCGTATCAACCTTACAAAGATTCTCCTCAAACAACCCCTCCCAAAATCACCCATTGGTGAGGGTCTTTATATAGACACCAAAGAGATTAATGGTATTTATGGACGATTTGTGACTGGATTTACCCATACCAGAGAGTATGGTCGTAAGGGGAATATAAACTTGAACTTCTTTACCGTTCAACTCAAGATTGTCGTCACGAATGGGGTGGAATCCAAGGGTGCTACAGTCAATTTCTACAAGAATGGTAAGATTCGATTCTCCGGGGGGTTTATTGGGACAAATATCGCAAACCAACCTGAGCTCATTCGTCGGTTTATCGTCGACAATTACTCTGAAAAAGAGGCATTCCTCTACAGTCCATTTGAGTATAACAATCTCAGTGGTCAATTCAGAATCAATGGAGTCGTGCGGAATATGTCCCAACTT